CCACCGGCATCGACCTCTGGACCACCGGCCGAGCACACGCCAACAGCCCACGACGATGCGACCGCGACGTAGCCGCACTCCTCGAAGCCGACCTGATCCGCGCACCGACAGGCGCCGGCCCATACACCCTCACACCCGAAGGCGAAAAACTGATCAACGGAACAGGTGGATCATGACCGAACCCGATACGCCCACCGCAGCCGGAGGGGACCCGACGCGACGTTGCAAGGGCCGCTCCAAGACCACCAAGCTGCCCTGTCGGGGTTGGGCCATGCGCGGCAGCGAGGTCTGCCGGATGCATGGCGGAGCAGCGCGGCAGGTTCGTGCTAAGGCCGCTGCGCGGGTCGTGGAGGCCGCAGCGGGCGACGCCGTACGTCGGATGCACATTGAGCCGGTTACGAACCCTCTCGTGGCTCTGGGGCTCGTCGCGGGCGAGCTGGTGGCGATCAAGGACCGGCTTGGCGGGATCGTCGAGTCGCTGCGCGACGAGCAGCTGCGGTCGACTGACGACAAGGGCTCGGAGCAGGTGCGCGGGGAGCTGTCGGCGTACATGGGCCTGTTGAACTCGACCGTGGCGGCGTTGGCGACGATCGCGAAGCTCGACATCGACGAGCGGCTCGCGCGGATCGATGAGGCGACGGCGTTGATGGTGTTGCGGGCGATCGATGCCGGGTTGGCTGCGGTGGGGGTGACGGGGCCGGCGGTGGTGACGGCGCGTCAGGCTGCCGGCCGGCACCTGAAGATCGCGGCGTGAGAGTAGGAAATCTTGACCGGAGCGACCTAGTCGCTGTCACAACATAGGCATCATTATGCGCGGCTCCGCGCCGCCGGAAGTTGACCACCGTAATCCACAGTTGACAATGAATTGAGGGAACCATGACAGAGCCGAACATCGATCAATACGCGGACGTCCGCGCCGAGATCGTCGCCATGACCCAAGCCAACACCGACAAGATCGAAGCCCTCGCGGCGATGGGCTGCCAGGTCCAGCACAACATCCCGATGGTCGTCCTCGCCGACATGCTCCTGGGCAACGCCGACACTGGCGAGATCCTCCGGTCGACCGGGCCGACGCCGCGGTTGTTCTACGAGCGCCGCGTCCAGGAGGTCCTCGCCGAGCAGCTCAACAACGCGCACACGCAGATCACCTCGCAGATCGCCCGGCAGAGGCTCCTAGAGGGCGTCCACCAGGCGGTCAACGGGCAGCAGATCCTGCGCCCCGGACAGGGGTGATGATGGACGTTATGACCGATGCCCTGATCGCCTTCTTCCGCGCCCTCCAGGCCGACGACGAGATCTGGGTGGCGAACGAGTTGGTGGCCGCCGCGCTTGCTCCGGAGCGGGAGCGGATCACCGGTGACTTCGACGTCGACGGTGATGTGATCACGTTCGGTACGCCGGAGGAGGGCTTCGGCCGGCTCACGTACCGGATCGTGGAGCGTGGCGAGTACTGGCACATCGCACGTCGGGAGGTGAGCCCGGCGTGAAGATCGATGTCCGCGAGGGTGTCGTCTACCTCGGCGAGGGCGAACTCGAAGACCCGATCGAGTTGGAACCCGCTGCGGCGTCGGTCCTCGGCGCCCGACTCGGCCAGGCCGCGCACCTCGGCTGGCGACAGCAGGCCGCGATTGCCGCCGCGTGCGAGGACGGCCACCAGTGGGGCGAGCCATACAACGGCTGGCTCGGCAGCCAGCACGTGACCGTTGAGCCGTGCCAGCGGGAGGGCTGCCGGGAGTACAACTACACGCGGGGGTGGATGCCGTTCGCTGGCCGTCCGCACCTCTACCCGCCGGCGTACGGCGGGCGACGCGACTGCACGGGCCCGGGCTGCGAGTGGTGCGACACTGAGGAGTTTGGCCGGCACGTTCGCCAGATCCTCGTCAGCGTGTTCGCCGATCTGGATCGGATGGTGCTCGGCGCCCCAGTTGAGGCGGGATGATGGACGACATGACGAGGCTGCCTGTCCGCTGATCAGGGATTATCTCAACGGAGAGCGATGAGCCATGAGTGACCGCCCGTGCGAGGTGTGGGCGTACGCACGGACCTGGCGTCGGCGATTGCTGGACTGGATTCGGTACGGCCACGCCCAGCACGGTTGCCAGCGCAGCATGTCCGCGTTCGCCACACACGACGGCGATCATCAGTGCAGGTGCGGCCTGCGGTATGCCCAACTCTCGACCGACAACGGCTGACCGCCGGAGGGTGTCGCACCTCTGACCGGATGAGGCGATCAAGGCGGGGCGGCGTTCACAATGCTCGGCATGACGAAGCTCCACGCCCAGATCCTCATCGGCCTCGCCATCGCCGCCGTCGTCCTCCTGGCCTACGTCGCCTGGCAGGTCCACTACATCGAAGCCCCGCCGGCGTGGACCGAGCAACTGCGCTGAACCGTCGACTCGGGCCTGGGGAGAGTTATCTTCCCAGGCTGTGACCGCCAGCGTGTTGGACCGAGTCGCCGCGCTGCTGACCGCCGAGCGCGGCGACCCGGCCACGTACGAGACACCCGGCGAGCTCGCTCGCAGCATCGACCAGCGGATCATCCAGACGCCGGCGCTGGAGATCCTCGACGAGGCGCTCGTCGCAGCCGGCAACCACGCCCACCCGCGGTTGATCTTCACGATGCCGCCGCAGGAGGGCAAGAGCGAACGCGTCTCGCGGGCGTTTCCGCTGTGGCTGCTGCTGCGCAACCCGAACCTGCGTGTCGGTGTCGTCTCCTACGCCGATCGGCTCGCCCGACGGTCGGGGCGGCAGGTCCGTAACGACATCGCCGCGAACCCGGATCTTGGCCTGCTGGTTCAGTACGGGTCGAGAGCAGCGAACGAGTGGACCCTCGACGGCGCCGCCGGCGGGATGATCACCTCCGGTATCGGGGGTGGGTTGACCGGCCGGCCGATCGATGTGCTGATCATCGACGACCCGATGAAGGACCGTGCCGACGCGGAGAGCGAGACAATCCGCGAGAACGCGTGGGACTGGTGGACCGACGTCGGTTCGGCGCGTCTGGGCCCCAACTCGATCGTCGTGCTGATCATGACCCGGTGGCATGAGGACGACCTCGCCGGCCGGCTCCTCGCCGACGCGCCGGATGTGTGGCGGCACATCAACATCCCCGCGCAGGCCGACCACGATCCGGAGCTGGGGCAGGTCGACGTCCTCGGCCGGCAGGTGGGCGAGTTCATGCTCTCCGCGCGCGGTCGGACCGTCACCGAGTGGACCGAACGCAAACGTGCTGCTGGATCTAGGGCGTGGGCTGCCCTGTATCAGGGGCGGCCGGCGCCGGCGGAGGGCGGCATCCTCAAGCGGGCGTGGTTTCAGTTCTACGACCAGCCGCGGGCGGTACGCCGCGACGACGGCACATGGTTCGCCGCGGGCGCCGATCAGGTGTGGATCACCGTGGATGCGGCGTTCAAGGACACCAAAGCCAGCGACTTCGTCTGCATGCAGGTGTGGGCGTACAGCGGCGCGAAGGCGTGGCTCCTCGATCAGGTGTTGGATCGGATGGACTTCCCGGCGACGTGTGACGCGCTGCTGTCGCTATCAGCGAAGTGGCCGCAGGCGACCGGGAAGCTGATCGAGGACAAGGCCAACGGTCCCGCCGTGTTGTCGATGATGGCCGACAAGATCGCGGGGATGGTCCCGGAGACGCCGAAGGACTCCAAAGAGGCACGCGCGCACGCGATCGCACCGCTGCTGGAAGCCGGCTCGGTGGAGTTCCCGTCGCCGACGTTCGCGCCATGGGTTGTCGGCCTCGTCGATGAGGCCACGGCGTTCCCGAACGCTGCGCACGACGATCAGGTCGATGCGATGACGCAGATCCTGCGCCGGCTGTTCCTGGGCCCGCGCCCTCGGGTGCGGACGTTGGGCGTGCCTTTGCGGAGATAACGCACACATTTTTGTGATCTTGAGTTATCTTCCGCGCCGTGATCAACCCGGCGGGCGGAGGTGAACCCATGTGAGCGTCCTGTCCGAGCTGCTCGCAGTCACCGCCCGCCCCGCCAGCAAGCACCGCGCCGCGAAAGCCGCCAAAGCCGTACGCGCCACCGTTATCCGCCCGCACACTCTCGGAGTCGCCGGCCTGGCGCTGCTGTCCGCCGCCGCCTGGGAAGCCCACACCATCGCCGGACTCGCCGCGGCTGGGCTGAGCCTGCTGCTGCTGGAACACCGCGCCCGCAGTGATCGGCCCGAACGGTGAGCGCGAGCATCATCTCGACGCTGCGGTCGATGGTGAACCTGTCCACCCCGGTCGCCTACGCGCGCGCCCGGTCCGGGCTCAGCTTCGGGATCCCGTGGCGCAACGACATGGAATCGCAGATGCGGGCCATGGCATCGAACGGAACCCTGTTCGCGATCGTGTCCCGCACCAGCAACGCCACCAGCCAGGTCAACTGGCGGCTGTGGCGCAAAGCCGCATCAGGCAAGAAAGAAGACCGGACCGAGGTCACCTCGCACGCGGCCATCGACCTGTGGAACAAGCCCAACGCGTTCTTCACCCGGCAGGAGTTCGTCGAGACGGTCCAGCAGCATGAGGAACTCACCGGCGAGGGCTGGCTGGTCTTCGAAACCGACTCCCGCGCGCCGAAGTTTCCGGTCGGGATCTGGCCGGTGCGCCCCGACCGGATGGCCCCGGTGCCGCACGCGACGAAGTTCATCGCCGGCTACGTCTACTCCGGACCGGACGGGGAGAAGGTTCCGCTGGAGACGTGGCAGGTTAGCCAGCTGCGGTGCCCGAACCCGCTGGATCCGTACCGCGGCATGGGTGCGGTGCAGTCGAAGCTCGTCGATTTGGACGCGGCGCAGTACACCGCCGAGTGGAACCGGAACTTCTTCCTCAACTCGGCCGAGCCGGGCGGGATCATCGAGGTCGAAAAGCGTCTCTCGGACGGCGAGTTCGAGGAGATGACGGTCCGCTGGGCGGAGCAGCACAAGGGTGTCTCCAACGCCCACCGGGTCGCCATCGTCGAGCAGGGCCGCTGGGTCGACCGGAAGTACACCCAGCGGGACATGCAGTTCAAGGAGCTGCTGGAGCTGTCGTCGGAGACGATCCGGGAGGCGTTCGGATTCCCGAAACCTTTGCTCGGCACTGTCGAGGACGTCAACCGCGCCAACGCCGAAGCCGCCGATTACGCGTTCGCGAAGTGGCTGCTGGTGTCGCGCCTGGAGCGGTGGAAGGGCGCGCTCAACAACGACCTGCTGCCGCTGTTCCCGTCCGCGACCGGGCTGGAGTTCGACTACGACAGCCCGGTTCCCGAGGACGAGGCAGCCGCGAACGCTGCGACGGAGTCCAAGGGCCGGTTCGTGTTGTCGATGAAGTCAGCCGGGTTCTACGCGCCGGACGTGGCTGAGAAGGTCGGCCTGCCGGAAATGGTGTACGGCAGCCCCGACGCCGATCCGGACATCGCCCTGTTGACCGATCTGGTGCAGGGCGCGCCAACGTTGGCGCCACAGCTGCTGCCGAAAATCATGCCGCACAAGTTCCCGGAGCCGCCGGCATCTGTTGGCCCCCCGGCGGGTGCCGGCCCCGCCCCGACCGCGTCGTTCGGCGGCCGTCACCGCGCCGACCGGCCACGGCCACGCAACGCCAAGGACCTACCCAAAGATGAGCTGCCCGACCTCAGCCATGTGCGGCAGACCCTCGACGACCGCCTCGAAGAGCTCCTGGCGGAGTGGGACACCCTCACGCAGGCGCAGAAAGACGCCCTGGTCGATCTGGTGCGCCAGAT